GGCCCTTTACCATCGGGCCTATGGTCTCTTCCTGTCTCCCTCACCTCCTGAAGCGTTAAGTCCACCGACATGCGCCACAGCTTCGATCACTGGAGACCGGGCGGTAGATCGAATCGGTCAAAGCTCATGGGAGCGTGCGACTGGAAACCAGTGGTGCGAACACTGGAGACCATATCCTGAACACACGACTCCATCCAAAGCTGGACGTCTGGCCCCAGACCAAACGCCCTCCCGAAACTTTCTCTTGCCTCCACAGTGACCTCCACTATGCTCTCACCAGAGGCGAGCCATGCGCCTTGATAGAAGTAATCCACGTGCGGATGAGCCCGCACGCCTTCTGGACCACCCCACTGCCTCTGAAGCTCGAGGGCCCACGCTTGGAGTACAGGCACTCCTCGCGAAAGCGACAGCTCGCAAGCTGCCACACCCCTTATCCATTCGGCTGCGAAAGTTGGCTCACGTAGCCACCTGTGGCTAGCGAGAGCTGTTGACATAACCTTCCGCGGGTCACGTACCATCCTCCACCCTAAGGTGGGGCCCAAATGAACAGGGGCGGATTGGCCGAAGCGAATCCCCTCGATAAAAGAAACAGGACGTTCGAGTGTGACCTCGTGCCCAGAAACCTCCAGTACGTGCTGTGCGAAGACACTCATCACCCGATCCTGAACTCGCCGGGGGAGGAAGACTACCGCGTTGTCACCGTCGACCAAAAGGTCAAACTGGCCTGGGACCAGCTCCCGAAGAACGGCTCCAACCACCGCAAGCATGATTAGCGAGTTGCCCATGCCTGTGTTAAAGTCCCCACTCGCCCTACCACCAGGACGCGAAAACCTCGCACCACACGGCAAAGTGCCCCTAAGGACCATTTGCTCACTCAGCAACGAAGACAGTTCCTTGTCTCCAGGAAACGCTGCCTTGTACACTGAGTGCTCTAGTTTCAACTGGGAAGGCCCCACGTGAGCCTCGAACGCCTTGCCATCCACTTCAAAAGCAACAGCCTGATCCAGAGCTCTAAACTTCCGGACTATCAAGTTTGCTCGCTGCTGCTGGTTGAGGCCCTTCGCCACAACCCTACCTACACCACACCGGAAGAGCCGCTGGGTCGTGAGATAACCCCACAGCCAGTGTTCCAACGGCTTCAGCCGAGACGCTAGAACCAAATTGTACCTAGGCGACCGAGGATAGATCAACCTAGGTTTGGGATATTTGGCCTTCGCCACCACCTTCTCGGCTTTCAGAAAAGGTCTAAGGTAGACATCCCCACGGACCAGGGGACCATCAACCCTCAGAGACCTCTCTGCCTCCAGGTACCTCAGGCGCAGTCTACCATTATAACTCTGCGCCGTCTCCAGGTAGCTCCAGGAATTAATCGCGCTTTTCGACGAGAGTGCCCTCAGATGCCTAAACACCCTCAGTACACTCTTCCCAACGTCCGCAAAAACCCGATCTGGCAAAGGAGCTAGAGATCTAAGCTGCAAAGCAGCGATCTCGTTGTGTGGGCAACACGCGTGGACCTGGGGACACCACATCCCCTGCCCAGTTGGATTCCACGCGTTACGCATCTCCCTCCTCCCACCTACACACTGACGTGTGTCCCAATCAACTTTCGACGTATCAAGGGTATACTCAGGCCGCAACGCAAGAAGTGACGTATCAACTCCGCTGCAGACCCCCGAAAGTATGACTGGGCCCCCCTAAAGGGAAGGTGTGAGGGGTGGAAAGCTACAGGCCCGTTCAACACGTGCGCTGGCTAAGCGCTCGTGCGTGCTGGGGATCATAGCCATGCTTGTAGCTGAAGCAATAGCTAGATCACTAAC